GGCTACTTCCGAATTAGAGGGTTTCCAATTCCACCAGTTAGGACCAGATCATTATCTTTGGATAGGTGCCTAAAAAATCGTTTTAGTGTTTTTATTTATTGTTAGCTGTTCGTTTTGAGGGGGTGGCAAAGTAACTTAAAATTTAGAAATAATGGATAAAATGATGGACGTAATGTATTTCGGTTATGAGTATGAAGACGATAGCCGACAATTTGAAATAGATTTCAAAAAAGAGATTAAAGAGAAGTTTGATAATGTTGACTTAAGAAACGCTTATGACAGCATAAAAGGTTATAGGCAAGAAGTATGTTTGGATAAAGACCAAAAAGACAATTATCAAACTTGGTTGATTGGTAAAGGTTGGGTTGGAATGTCAATGATTATGCAGTTGATGATGCTGGATAAAGATTTAAATGGTGAATTTGAGCGTATGATTGACTCGGCCAAACTACAATATCCAGAAGCATTTAAAAAGGGCGCGTAGGCAAATGAGAAGTTTATATACGTATTCTCAAAACTACTTAGGTAGGCTGATGAAAGCGCAGAATTTTAAGCAGGAAAAGGAAATAATGTACTTTAAAGAAAACATTAAAGACACATTTGAAGACGAGCTTGCAGATACAGTTATACGCATACTTGACTTATGTGGTGCGCGCGGGATAGACCTTGAAAAACATATATACCTTAAATTGAAATACAAGGCTACTCGCGAACGGATGCACGGCAAGAACTACTAAAAAAACTTTGTTGCTAACAAGAAAATAAAGCTATGAGACTAAAAAAGAGAATTTGCGAAATACTGGAGGGGTCATATCTAGACCCTATGCTCCTGAAATTAGGGTCAGTATTAAAACTTAGTTGGAGACAACCGGTAATAGTTACCCAAGTCAAAGGTGCTTCAGTTTGGACAGTGGGCTGGGATGGGCGACAAGAGCTCCACAAAATAGAGGATGTTAGGGACCATAACCTGGGGCAGCCTATTGGGCTAAATCACATCCTGGAGGCTCTTCGTATAGGTAAAGCCAAAGTAGACATATTACAGACGCACAGTATAGGGCTAAGCTTTAATTTCTGGGCACTGGAAGATGTAGCTTATTGGGATTTGTCCAAAGATTTAGACGGACAAAACTCCAAAATGTTGAAATTGCTAAACTTAGCTTTAAAATAAATTTTAATTTTCTATAAGATTTATTTTTTATATCAGTTTAATGTCGTAATTTAGTAGTGAGTTAGGATACCAATTAAAAGGGCTTTACCCGATGAAAAATTACACTACCAGTTTCGAAATTGCTGAAAGATTAGGCAAAGACAACGCCGAAATCAGGGATAGGGTGTTGATGTTTTGTAAGCTTAACGACGTCCCTCATTTTAGGGATCTTATAGGCGAAGGTATAGACTGGAATAAGCCTTGCATCGTAGATACGGTCCAGATTGTAGATTACCCGGATATTGAGGGCGCTATCCTTAAAATTCCTACAGTTACTTTATTCAATTATACTATTAGCCCTTTTAATTTGATATGAAAATACAGCAACCCGGAACGCCCCCCACACTGAAATAAATGTGGGGATTTCATGGTACAAATAAACACTTAAAATTATGAAACCTATTATTTTTGAAGGAACGGATATCGTTTTTGGATTAGGCCAAGAAGAGTATATCCCCCTACCAGGGTATAAAGCTCCTGATGGAACGTTTACCACTTGTATGGAGTTGGATGAGGAGGAACTTGCCCAAATAAATCAGACTAAAAGGTTATGGCTTTCTGTTTTGACTTTCGGTAATGATCTACAACCTATTAGGTTGTCTACCCTTAAACCTGAAGAGTTTGGGCTGGATGTAACCCCGGCGACGCCGAGTATTATGGAGTTAATGCGATTGATAGAGGGCGCTGAGGTATCTAGTTCAGACCCTTTCAAACTCTTGAGACGGTTATCTAATCGGACGCAATCCAAGGGCTTCGGGATTGAATCTTTTTCGGAAATGCTCCTTTTATTACTGGGCGCATTTAAGGCCGAGCATCCTAAAATGGGCGTCGAGGATCTGATAGCTCAAGCCTACAAATCTTTAAAATCGTAAAGTTATGAAAAAATGCGACGAAATAGATATTGCAATCCCTAAGGATCTGAAGCCTAAGAACGGAATCACCAATGGACTAATAAGAGGTAAGGGTTGGCAACTGGTCCGCAAGGACCCTAAAATCCGAAGGAATGACCCTTGTACCTGTGGCAGCGGCAAGAAGGCTAAAAAATGCTGTTATTCACCCTACCGATGACTGGTGAAGTAGTACTTGGGGTCCTATTTATATTTATAATAGGTGTGTGGTTAGCCTTACTAACTCCTTCCCGTGGGCGCAAGTACCTTACTCGGACTAAATCGCAGAAAGGGTATAATGATAGAAGGGTTGAAACTATCGATTTGGCCAAAGCTGATGAGCTTCGGAAGCGCATTGAGTCACACAATCACAGGTTACTCAGCCAGCAATTAATTGACGGCCTTGAGCTGTTAAAGGCTGTTAAGCGACTGAGAGCTGCTAAACGACTGAGATTGAGAGCTATTAAGCGACTGAGAGCTGCTAAACGACTGAAAGGTATCCCTGGTGGGCCCCAACTCTGCGCAGGGCATCTTTGGTCTGTTGGATCAACAGAAGGACAAACTTCTATACGTTGCACTATTTGTGGCGAATTACATGTATATAAAACCCTAAACCATGAATAAACTTATAGAAGTTATAGAACAACTTTACGCCCTTGGCATTCTCTGGCTTGGTCTAATGGTCTTCGTCTTTGGTTTTATGCTATTGGGATTCGGACTTATTCTGGGGATTGCCCAATTAAAGATTTTTGTTAATAAGGGGGTTATGCCCTGGTACCACAAAATTAAGGCCTACTATGTGACCCACTATTTTCTCCCTATGACTAAGAGCAGATTACGCAGGGAGATAGAAAAGCTAGAGGCTGAATCATACGGGATTCTAGATTCGGAAAGGGTTCAGACCGATAAGCTTATGAAATCAGAGGCTAATATGGCTAAGATGCAACGACTAAGAAACCGATTAAAAGGATAAGGTTATGAAAATAGTTAAAGTATTTTACAAACTTGGGACGACCGGAGTTAAGGTTAATAAGCACAACATCCACCAGATAGTTGGATGTGTAGAGTTAAATGGTGAGGTGCTTAAGGCCTTCAATCTTAAAGTCCGGCCACACGATCGGGCGCAGATAGAACCCAAAGCCCTTGAGGTGGGCGACGTGACCGAGGAGCAAATTAAGGCCTACCCGCCAAGGGATCAGATTTTTAATGAATTTCTTAGTATCCTCAACCCCTACATAGACCCCTTCGATAAGAAGAGTAAGGCCTATTTGGTAGGCTACAATAACGCGGCTTTTGATAACGAGTTTCTAAGGGCCTTTTTCGATCAAATGGGCAACCCTTACTTTGGTGCATGGTTCTACGCCTCGGCGTTAGATGTCCGAGTCCTGGCAGCCCAGTACCTCCTCAACAGGCGCCCGAATATGTTGGACTTCAAGCTTAGAACAGTAGCGACGGAGTTAGGCCTGGAGGTGGACGAGTCCAAGCTACACGATGCCTATAATATCGAATTGACCAGGGCAGTATATCGAGTTGTAACTGGAATAGATTTTGAACTTTAAATAAATATATTATGGCACATGTACCCAAGTACTTTGAATTACATGAATTAGTATCCCGACAAGTCCTGGTTAAGTACGGAGCAACGGCTTGGCAATTTTTTGATCCCCGTCTTTTAATAGTCCTTGACTGGCTCCGGGAAAAGCTGGGGAAGCGCATCACCGTTAATAATTGGAAATGGGGCGGCCAATTCTCCCAGCGGGGCCTGAGGTGCAATATGGACCCTATTGTACTCTCCAAAACAGAAAAAGGAGTCATCTATTGCTCCCCCCACCCAAACGGGCAAGCGGCCGACTTTGACGTAGAAGGCATGACCGCATTTGAGGTCAGATGGTGGCTTATTGAACACCAATACGAGTTACCTTATGCGATTCGTCTGGAGGAAGGTGTTAATTGGGTCCATCTCGATGTAAGGGATACCAGTAAACCTATTTATATTTTCACACCTTAAAGTTCAAGTTATGAAAAAAAAAGCAGCAGACTATCAAAATGAAAGTAGTGAGATTCCGGGTCAAGAAATTTTTGAGGGCATGGAAGAGCCTGAGTTGTATTGTGGGTTTTGTGGCGAATTAAAGCCAAAAACGGAACTATGGCTGTCCTGGCGAAATGCAAGTTTTTTTCAAAGCTACCCGAGAGCTGTATGTAAAGATGAAAAAAATTGCCATTTTATACCCCCCAACTTAAATCTATTTAAACCCTAATATTAAAGCCGTGAAAGACTTAGTAAAATTACTTCGGGAGTTTAATAGTTTGAACGAGGCGAGCAGCCATGTAGTTTTAAAGAAAAACAGCAAGGCAAAGCTTATAAAGGATGGTGAAAAGATGGGCATTGAGTTCAAAGATAAAAAAGAACTGGAGGATTATTTGAAAAGTGCTATTGAGTGTCTAGCTTAAAAAACCCTTTTTTTAACCAAGCAATATACAGATTGAACCCAATTTAGAACCAATCTAATAAACAAGAACCGAAAAACCCCTCATAGAAATGAGGGGTTTTCTTTTCAAGCTAGCTCCAGCCGAGCTAGCTAACTTTTTAGCTAGGAAGTAGGGTATACAAAAATAAACAAAGGTTGTTTACCTGTAAGCTGTTGCGAGCCAATACGTTGCGCGCAAATAAACAAGATAAACAAAGAAAACGCAAAACTTCTCATTTGGTGAAATCGAGAAATAGGTAAACAGGAATAAACAAAAATAAACAAAGATTGTTTACCTGTGGACTTCTATGCGCCAGCTAGTTAGGAGCGAATAAACAAGATAAACAATAATATACTAAAACCTTTATATATTAAATATAGATAGATATAGGGGGTATATACATATCTATATATGTAACGCGTATATACGTTTATAGCTTATATAAGTTTAGGTGCTTTGTTTATTGAATATCCTGTTTATTTTGGGGTCAAGTTGTTGTCGCCTAAGATTTTATAGGTAAACAAAGATAAACAATACTTTATTTGGTAAAGTCATAGGCCTTAGGGTTCAGCGAATTAGCGGCCTAGGTTTAAAAATTCTTTGTTTATTTGCCCTAAAAGCCTAAAATAAGTGTAGCTTTGTGGTGTAATCTGAAAATAAAATCGTATGCCTAAAAAATATAACGCCAAAAAGATGTGTGATGAGCTGATGGGGGCTCCTGAAGAGATACCAACTATAGAACCTAAGCGCTCTAAATGGAGAGACCTGGATGTTAGGAAAGTTGGTAGACCTAAGAACATAAAAGACCCTGAAGAACTCCTGGTGCATTTCAAAAACTATGTGATAGAGGTAGATGAAAACCCCTTTATGAAGCAAGAAGTTTTGAAAGGTGGGCAGGCTGCTGGGAAGATTATAGGGGTGCCAACGATTAGACCTTATACTTGGACTGGACTTGATACCTACCTGTCTAACAAGGGTTTACTGGCGAAATTAGAGGATTATAAGGCCAATTCTAAGGGGAATTACGCAGAATTCTCGGACACCATTGCGTACATAGGTAAACTTATGTATGATCAAAAATTCAGCGGCGCCGCGGTTGGGGCCTTTAATGCTAACATAATAGCCAGTGACTTAGGTCTCGTAGCTAAGAGCCAAATTGATGTCAAAACAGAGCAGCCTCTTTTCGGAGAAGACTAAACGCCAAATAAATGTTCGTATACACTACCGCTATAAAGAAGCTCCGAAAAATGCGGGCGCGCACACGCGTGGTTCCTGGTGGGACCAGTGCCGGAAAAACTTATGGGATATTACCCATACTAATCGATACGGCTACTAAATCACCTGAGCTTGAAATCTCTGTAGTATCTGAGAGTATACCCCACCTACGAAAAGGGGCGCTTAAGGACTTCATTAAAATAATGAAACAGACAGGCCGTTGGATTGACGACCACTACAATAAAACCCTACTCACCTACACCTTTTCAAACGGCTCAGTTATAGAATTCTTCTCGGCCGATCAGGAGGGTAAAGTAAGGGGCCCAAGACGTAACATATTATATGTTAACGAGTGCAACAATGTTTCTTTTGAAACATACCACCAGCTCGCCATAAGAACGGACCTACATATATGGCTTGATTTCAACCCCTCAAACGCTTTCTGGGTACATGAAGAGTTGGAGCCTGATAAGGATATCGAGTGGTTGGCGTTAACCTACAAGGACAATGAGGCCTTAGCCGAATCTATTATAAAAGAGATAGAGAAAGCCAAGGAGAAAGCTAAGACCTCAAGCTATTGGGCTAATTGGTGGAAGGTCTACGGGCTAGGATTATTAGGTAAACTTGAAGGAGTCATATTTAATAATTGGCGCCTAATAGATCAGGTCCCTGAAGAAGCCAGGCTTATAGGCTACGCCATTGACTTTGGATTTACCAACGATCCCACCACGATAATGGCTGCATATACTTGGAATAATAAAGTTATTTGGGATGAGGAGCTATACCAAAAAGGCTTAACGAATGGGGACATAGCCAAAGTGATGAAGGCTAAAGGTATCAAGAAATTCGATTTTGTCGTAGCAGATAGTGCTGAGCCTAAGTCTATAGCCGAGATTAACCGCTACGGGTTTAGAGTACAAGGGGCTATCAAGGGCAAAGACTCTATAAAGTTTGGAATAGATGTCTTACAGGAATCAGATTTCCTCGTAACCAGGAGGAGTACAAATTTGATTAAGGAGCTTAGGACTTATGCCTGGGATACTGATAGAGCGGGCAAAGCTCTTAATATTCCTATCGATGCTTTTAACCATTGTATTGACCCTATGAGGTATTTGGCCACCTTCAAACTGTCTAAGCAAAGACAAAAAAGAAAGCTACGGCGACGAAATTAAAAAATAATTGTATCTTTGTATTGATAATATTATCTAATTTAAAGTTTATTACTTATGGGAATTCTTTTTAATTGCCCTTTGGGAGCTTCGATTCCGGATGTACCAATAGGGACTTGTCCTGAGTCACTAGGGCAAGTGCAGAAAGTTATATTACAGCGTATTTTTTCCACAGGGGCGACAAAGAATGTTATAGCAGACCCTCACGTCCTAGCCAGTTGGTCCACGCTGTTAGCCGCATCAGACGGCACTAAGGTAGTTCAAACCCCCTATATTCAAGCACCGACCACGGAACCTGGCGCGGCGCTTACCTATGGTGGTGGTAATGAAACCCTTGGGGGAGCTGAGATGATTATAGGGCGGGAGCCTACGTCATTCACAGGCAACATATTAAGATCGGGTCAAGAGACCATCACAGCACTCAAGGATTACCAAGGTGAAAACCTGGGGGTATTCCTGGTCGATGAATTTGGGCGCATAGCTTGCTTGGTGGATGACAGAGGTACCCCAACTGAGTATTCCCCTATCCCAATAAGATCCCTCTTTGTTGGGGATAAATCCCTCGGGGGTTTAGAGGCACCGGACATGAATGTTATTAGCTGGAAGTTCAATCCTAATTGGTCTGATAATCTAGTGATTATAGCGCCTACAGATTTTAACGCCTTAACTGACCTAATTACACCTCAAGTCTAAAATTATGAGTGGAAGGATAAAGTCTATCACCCTACAGGTGGGTGATAGATTACAAGATTTTGAAATAAGCCACGCCGAGCGCATCCTAAGAATGCCAAATAATGGCGGTTGGCGATTACCTGAAGATTCTAACTATCAACTCGACGAGCATGGCATTAACATTAGACGAAATAAAGAAGAGGATACAGAGTCCAAATAAATCCCAGGTTATAGCCAAAGCGATCAAGCATGAAAGTCGTTTGAGATTCCACACTGAAAGCGCTATGGATCAAAATGAGATAGTCCAGCCTCTTACAATCTTTCTCGATTGGGTTAAGACCCTTATCCCTCGAGACAAATACAACATCTTTGTTAGCTTGTTCAAACTTCCTAGCCCTATTATCCAGCTATCAGATACTATTTTCAAAGAATTGGAGCGGGTATTTGACGGTCGTAACCCAACTTATAATTACCAATTTACTGACGCAGATTACCGAGATGATTGGGAGAGATATAAGCAGGATAACCTTAAGGAGCCTCAAGTATGGAGGGATAAAGGCTGGAAGGCTGTACGCACGGCCATTAATTCGGTGCTGATTGTTGATTTACCTATTGAACAAACTACAGATGCCCCGGAGCCTTACTTCTATTTTTTGGGGGTTGAGAACGTGTTAGACTATACATATAAAGATGGAGTTATCACTGATATATTTTTCAGACAAAGCAACAACAGGTTGGCTGTTTTTGATGATGAGGAGTATAGAGTGTTTCAGATGAGCGAGGATAACCAGACCATTAAGGCTGAGATATCCAAGCAACCCCACGGGTTAGGATACTGTCCAGCCGATTTCTTTTGGTCTACAGAACTGAGCCAAAAAACACCAGATATAAAGAAATCACCCTTATCTCCTCAATTGGCTAATCTTGATTGGCTTCTGTTCTTCGCGATCAGTAAACGCCATCTAGACTTATATGCCTCTTATCCAATTTACTCAGCCTATGAAGCGTCCTGCGATTTCGAGGATAAGCTTACCGGAGATATTTGCGACGGGGGCTATCTGAGGGATAAAGATGATATGTACAAAATAGAGCGTAATGGGGCTATCCAAGTTTGCCCGGTTTGTTCGAATAAACGTTTAGCCGGGGCTGGGTCAATGATTGAAATCCCTATACCAACTAAGGAGGAACCAGACTTAAAAAACCCCGTACAAATAACCACAATAGACAAAGACAGCTTAGCCTATAATGTCGAAGAGGTTAAGAGACTCACAAATGAGGTATTCACCAGCACAGTTGGCTTGGGTGGAGATGTCCAACAAAAACAAAGCCTTAACGAGTTACAAGTTACAGCAGGATTTGAAAGCCGCGTAGGCGTCTTAAATAATCTTAAAGGTAATCTGGAGAAAGCCAGGAAATTTGCAGATGATACTATTTGCCGATTACGCTATGGTGACAATTTTCTCAAGAGCTCCATCTCAATGGGCACAGAATTCTATATATACACGGTGGTTGACCTATATGCTAATTACAAAAGAGCCAAGGAGAATGGGGCTAGTGAGTCAGAGCTTGACGCCATCAACGATCAGATCCTGGCAACTGAATATCGAAACAACCCCACACAATTAGAGCGCATGTTTATATTAAAGCAGCTTGAACCCTATTCGCACTACTCTCTTAATGAGCTAATGACATTAAAGAACAATGACTTTTTAAATCCAGAGCTACTAATTATTAAAATAAATTTTAATACCTTTGTTGAAAGGTTCGAGCGTGAGAATACCAACGTCATAGAATTTGGCTCTCAATTAGAACTATCAAAGAAAATAAATATAATAATTCAAAAATTTAAAGATTATGGCAGAGAGCAACAAGAGCAACCAAACGGAGATCAATGACCTTCTGGGAGGATCTTCGGCAACAAAAGGGGCTACAACTGAAGCTGCTAAAATTGAAGCGGCTAAAATTGAGGCTGCCCAATCGGGGCGTCCAAAGCCTAAGTATTTACCACCAGTAAAGGAGAGGCACTTGTTCCATGTCGAGTTGGACAAAACTATCTTCGATATTAAGAATGGGAAAAAGCTAAGCAAGGCGTACAATCAAAAATTTACGACCTCAGATTGGAATGCCTTTTTAAAATATGGTAAGGGGTTAGGTTTCACAGTTAAGATCATGTGGGATCCGATTAAATACCGTAGTTAATTTTTATATAAATCTATAATTCGAAGGGAAAAATTATGGCATTAAACGCAGAAGCATTAAAAGCAAATGAAGCCTTAACGGGTTTAACCGATGAACAAATAACGGCAATTGCAACCTTATCTACAAATGACGAGGTCACTGTTATAGGCGCCAAAGTTGGAGAGATTCATGGTGCCTACGACAAGGATGTACTCGAAGTGACGGGTATGGAGAAGAACCAAGGAGAAAAAAGCTACGATTTTGTAAAGAGGGTGTTGGGCTCCTACAAGGATAAAGCCTCAAACTCCGAGGTCTTGACTAAAGAGGTAGTTGGATACAAAACCAAGATAACCAGTCTTGAAACGTCTATAGCTGAGGGTACGGGGGATGAGGTAATTAAGCAACAACTCAAGGATTCAGTGGGTAAACTCACAGCGCTACAAGGTCAATTCGACTCAGATAAGACCAGTTGGGAAACTGAGAAGGGGGAGTTTGCCACTAAGTTATCAGGGATTCAAGTGTCCGCAGTTTTCGATAAAGCAACCGCAGGCCTTAAATTTAAAGCCGGATACCCTGAAGCCATTCAAAAAACACTTATCGACGCGGCGAAGGCTGGCATCCTTGCCACTTCAAAAACTGATTTTATTGAGACGACCGCGGGGAAAGTGATGATTTTCAGAGATGAAAAAGGCGAGATCATGCGCAACCCAAACAATTTACAAGAGCCCTACACCGCGGCAGAACTCATTGCTAAAAATCTAGCTGAGGTATTGGACACAGGTAAAAAAACCACGGGTGCAGGAACTGGAGCCTCTGGTGGTGATTCAGCAGTTATTGAGATTGTTGATATTGCAGGAGCTAAAACTCAAGTCGAAGCTGATAATATAATTGTCAAGTACCTACTCCAACAAGGAGAATTAAAAGGTACTGCGTCATTCTCTGAGAAGCAAAGCAAAATAAGAATAGACAACGGCGTAACTAAGTTGCCTACTCGCTAATTAAAAAAATTATCTAATATCTAAAAATAATTCGTTATGAAAAAATTTATAAAATATTGCTTGCCCTTGATGCTGCTGCTATTGTTTCCTATCTCTGCTTTGTTTGCCCAGGGCGGGGATTTGGAAATCCCAACGGTGCTAACTTCTATCTTTGCAACTTTCGGGGCGCTTGTATTGGCCATCCCTATAGTTAGCCATTTCATATTAAGGGTTCTTGGTAAAACCAAGGCGACGCATAATATAATTGTACAGGTAGTAACCTGGGGGATAGGCATAGGACTCACTATGGTAGGCTGGTTTTTAGGTCTTGGGTTTCTTGTTGAGTTGTCTTTCTGGTGGGCGGTATTATATGGTGCTGGAGCATCACTCGCGGCTAACGGAGTAGCAGATACAAAAATTATACAAGGAATCCTTTTATTATTCCAAAAAAAATAAGTAATTTTGCATTAATTAGAGCGAGTCTTTGAGGTTCGCTTTTTTAACGTGCAAGGGTAACGCGTTATAAGTTTTCATTATTTTCTAATTAAATCCTTAACTTATGTCATTGATTAATACTAGAATCCAAAACGCCAGAGCAAATGGTAATTTGGATAAGTACGAATTACGCCCTTCACGATATGGAGCGCTAAACCTTTTTATGTCCCAAACCGAAGATCCCGCGGGGCTAATCACCGAGGAGTTGAAAGCCAAAGCCGAGAAGTCCATAGGTTCCACTTTGGAAACACCAGTCATCGAATTCGACGCGGGGGTAACTATCGGGGATACCAGGTCAGTTGTTATTGCTGATTCTGAGAATACCTCGGATATGTATCAGATTACTTTTACGACCTACTCGTGGGGGTTCACTTCAGTACCTTCTCTATTTTTGAATAATGAGGTATCCATGCAGAAAGATTTTGAGCGGAAATTTAAAAAGTATCTGTATAAATTCGGTGAGGTCCTAGACGCTGCGGCGGTTGCTGCCTTAGCTTCTGCTAAGACTCAGGTCTTTGCTGATCTTTTAAATTATACCGAAACAGGCTTTGCCGTAATCGCCCCCTGGAAATCGCGTGAAAATGTTATAGGTGATATTAACCCTATGATGGCTGCCAATGATTATTTTAGCGATATTCACGTTTTAGGTAATGCTGGGGTTGAGTCAATAATCAGAAAACTGGCACAAAAGGACCTATACAATGTTGAGAATAAAACGTTAGAATACTCTGACAAAATACTGCATTTCTCAACCCGAGTATCTAATGATGTCGGTGAGTTTGCAAACATGTATGCTGTAAACGGTGGATCTTTGGGGATACTTACCCGATTTGACCGTGAAGCTATTTTGGGGACATCCATGGCCGACGGCACAGAGTGGGGAATAGAAACACTTCCACTACTTAATTTTCCTGTAGGAACTTATTACTATGAGAGCAAAGGCGATTATAGCGCTATAGCTGGAGCAGCTTCGGCGGATATGACCGCTGTAAGAAAGGAGCATTATGGTTTTAGTGTCGATGTAGCTTTTATTACACCTCTTATGGGTGCGGCCGCTACCCCTATTATGAAATTGACCATTAGCTCTGAAGACGTAACTGATGCGATGGATATTCGTATTGTTAACTCTGAAGCAGATCCTGTAAATACTAAAGAAGTAGTTTAATTGTTGTTGATTTTTGATTAATTAAAAAGGGGATAGGTTTTGAGACCCTATCCTCTTTTTTATTTTTAGCTCTAAATTATGTATAGAACCAAAGATATTAAGGAATCATGGTCCAATTTGCTGGGGTGGCGCCAAGCCTCTAACCCCTCCGATTTTATAATCGAAGAAGATTTAACTGTGACTGAGACGGGACAGTACTATCAGGATATACACCCTCTTATAACCCTTGGGAATATAAAAGCAGTAGCCCCAGAATTTGATACCTCTGGAGATAAGAACTGGCTAATAGATATTCCTTTCACTAAAGGTCAAGTGGCTATATGGTACGATAAAACATATATGGCTTTAGAGGACAGCGTGGGCAAAGTGCCCCCATCTTATACCGAGACCTGGCTTGAGTTTGATAGGTTTAGTGACTGGCTGAGACAAAAAACTGAGGCCTCAATCTTGAACGCCGTACGATCTTTTTGGACTACTAAGGTGGCTAATCGAACTGCAAGAGGCATATTAGAGAGTAAGGCTCTATTTAATGGTGTTGGAAGGTTGGCTGACTTAGTCCCTAATGATTCCAATCTAGTCGGATTCGAACTTGATGCTATCCAAAACGAGGGGCTCACAATTAAAATCGACAAGATAGGATTACAATTTGACGGCCCCGGGGTGATTACGTTGTATATTTTCCATTCGAGTAGGAACGATCCTATCAGAACTATCGCCTTAGAGTATAATCGCACCAGTGGAATAGAATGGTTTCCGATACCTGACCTGTATCTCCCGCATACCAGTGCGGAAAATGACGGAGGGGCTTGGTATTTAGTTTACAAGCAAGACGAAATGGAGGGATTTGGGGGGGATATGTTGGCCGTAAATAAAATAAAAAATTGGGAAATGGGACCCTGCGGTTCCTGTGATCGTGCAGAGGTAGCTGCTTGGCGTATATGGTCTAAATATTTAAGTGTGCATCCTTTCAAGTTACCCTCAAATGGGGCTGGAGGCTTATGGGATGTTGACAATATGTTATATACTTATAACACTAACTACGGTCTGAACCTTCAGATTTCGATTGAGTGCGATATTACTGACATGCTTATCAATCAAAGAATAGCTTTTCAAAACATTGTAGGCCTTCAAATGGCCGCGGACATGTTGCGGGAATTTGCCTACAATCCTAATTTTAATATCTCTAGAGTTAATCAGAACCTTGATAAAAGGGAAATACTCTACGAACTTGACGGGGATAGTCAAGGCGATAAAGAGAGTGGCATAGCCTATCAGCTTGAAAAAGCTATGGAGGCTATGAGTTTAGACCTTTCAAGCATGCACAAAATTTGCCTCCCCTGCGGGAAACGTGGGATTAGATACCGAGCCATATGAAAAAATTAGATAGTCTTATTGGTAAGCTGGAGACTTTTGAATCTGAACTTTTTAATATCATAGAAACGGTTATACAAGAAAATGAGGCAGTAATAATCGAGATGAATTCAGAGGATCAGCTTTTCGAAAAAGGCGTCTATCGGGACGGAGTTAAACTAGACGGCTATAGCCCTTTCACCATCGAAATAAAAAGCCAAAAAGGACAACCAACAAACAGAACGACATTAAGAGATACAGGGGCTTTTCACGAATCTTTTTATCTGGAGTTCCAAAAGGATGGTTTTGAGATGAAAGCAAGCGATCCAAAAACTGAAGAGCTAAAAACAGATTGGGGCCCTGAGATTTTAGGACTAACTGATGAGAATCTGAACGATATAATCCAAAACTATGTAGCTCCTAGGGTATTAATCAAACTTAACGAATTAAGATCGATATGAAAATAACTAGACTACTCCGCCATACGAATCCTGAATTTTTCGATAAGATAATAGGCTCTGTCCAGTTATCTATGATGAGTAACTTCGAATGGCTTGACCATATCTTTGGGCAAAGCCAAAAACTCGTTAAGAAAAAAGGAAATAAAGAAGTAACTTATCCTGCTGTGCATGTCGAAAACGGGAAATATGTAAGCGTGTTACCCGATGCCGGACTAGGGAATTTTTGTTTTTTCATATTACACGATCCTGAAATCGTAGATTTTAATCCCCATGAAGCTAATACTGTTAAGGCTAAATACTCTTTAATCTTTTGGGTTAATCTAGATAAGATATACAGTAGTGAGCCTAATCGAAATACTGAAATTTTAAAAGCTTCCGTTTTAAAATTTTTAACCAGGAAGTTATTTTTAAGAGACGGGCGACTAACCGTTGAGAGTATTGAGACTGAGGCTAAGAATGTGTATAAAGGTTATAGTCTTAAGGAGGTAGAAAGCCAGTATCTTATGCAGCCTTATGCGGGTGTTAGAATTAACGGAGAATTAACTTTAATAGAAGGGTGTTAAAAATGGAACTACTAATAAATTTAGGCTATGTAGCCTTACCCGCTGCCTTTATTATCCTTTTAATTACTAAGTTAGGTTGGCGCGAATGGGTGCAGCTTCACGGGCACCGCCTATTATCTGAAATGTTTGGGTGTGTTTTTTGTCTTTCATTCTGGGCCTGCCTTACCGTCTCAATTCTTTTTTGTATTTTTGTAAGTAATGATTACCTGGATTTATATCTCGCTATTTTAGCTACGCCCTTAACACGTGCACTACTATGAAAGAATTACAAATAGGCAAACACCACGTTCTAATTTATGACTCTATTGATGAATTGCCTATTAGGCGCTTTCATAAATTCAATAGATATGTGCTTATTGATTCAGGAATAGGCTCAGACCTAAATGATATTAACGTCCACATAAACAGAATTGCCCAGTATATGACCTCTGATTTAGATAAAGGGCGGATAGAGTTAGAGAATCTTAGACAATCGCTATACCTTATTTCAGAGGAAATTAATCCCAAACATCTTTCTTTCGCGGTATTAGTGCATAGCATAGACGCTAAGCGAGTTTTAGACTTATCCGATGATAATATGGCAAAGGTCATTAATACCTTGGGAGACGTTAAAAAAACCGTATTAGACCGTCTCATTGAGATGGTCAAAAAAAAAATCGAAACGGAATTAAGACAGTATTTCCCCCGGCAATTTGACGACGTTGCAGTAAAAGACTATTTTGATAGACTTAAATCACGAATATTACTGCAACTGGACACCTTGATAAGGGGAAACGATAACCGTAAGAAGATCCAGGAGATAGACGATTTTCTCTTGTCTCTCGCTAACCCTAAAGTTTTTGCAGGCAAGGAAAGCGCTGAGATAAAATACACAAAACAATTTGAAGAGATGTGTCTTTTCTTAAAAAAGGAATTATCTCTTGATGCTGATAACCTAAGTACTTTGCAATTTTATAATGCTTTCGATTTTATAAAGAAAAACTCCAAATCAAATGGCAGATAATCCCATAAAATATTCCGATTTCATACAACCTGATGATAGCATAACCTCTCTAATTGCGCAGCTTACCGCTTTAGATGCTAAGTATTCGGAGATGTTGGGTAAAGTAAAAGCGGACGCTGCTACTGCCGAAGCCTCTCTAAAGAAAGCTTCAGGCGCTACAGAAGAAGGGACAGAGGCTATTAAGAAGGGAGCTACTGAAGCGGAGAAACTTGCAAAAGCAAATGAAGGATTAAATAAATCACGTACTGAGAATGCCAAGCAATTAACAGTATTAAAGGCTAAACAACAGGAGCAGAACAATGTCAATAAGTTAACTGCTAAACTAAATAGTTCTGTAAAGGGGTCGTATGATAAGCTTAGCGCGCAGTATAGTCTCAATAAGATTAAGCTAAATAAGCTGTCAGCAGAGCAACGGTCTGCGGGGAAAGCCGGCAATAAACTGGAGACAGATACAAAAGCGCTATATGAGGAGATGAAACGCTTACAGGAAAACACAGGCAAGACATCATTAAACGTTGGTAATTACGGGGCTGCTTTGGGAGCGGTTCCGGGTCCTGCGGGGGCTGCTGTTCAGGGTACTAAAGCTATGGGTAAGCAATTAATGATATTAGCTGCTAACCCAATTGTAGCAATGTTGGTTCTCATAGTAGCGACAGTTATGCTTTTGGCCAAAGCAATGACGCGTAGCGAAGAAGGTCAGAACCGACTTAATAAGGTTATGACTGTTGCTAGTTCCATATTTGACAATATAATGGATATCTTTACGGCTATGGGTATCGCCCTATTTGATACTCTACCCGCCATATTTAAACGCTTTGGGATAGTGTTCACTAAGACGTTTAAAAAGGTAGAGCTTGGTCTTTTAATAGCTAGAAGACTTTGGAATAAATGGACAGGAGATTCCGAAGAAGCTGACAAACTCACTAAGGCGGTAGAGAAAACGCGCAAGGAATTAGCGGCCTTGAACGTGGAGCAAGCAAAACTTACCGAAGAAATACAAAAAAGTTTCGACGGGGCTATTAAAAAAGTAAGGGCCCTAGGCTCAGAAATAAAGAAAGATATAGCCGCGGCTATTAAGTTAGCCGATGCCGAAGCTAAATTTAATAGAGACGAACGTAAGTATCTTATAGAAAATGCTAAACTAAATACACTTGAAGCTAAAGCCAGGAGAGAGGCCGAAGCCCTTAAATTATTAGATGCCAGGGCGAGTATAGAGGCTATGAAAGCCTCATTTAAAATGGACGAGAAAGTTTTAGCTAATGAGCTCAATTTGGCTAAACAACGCGAAAGTATATTAAAACAAACCTCTGCCTTAGCTGTAGACGATATAGAAGCCAAA